TGCTTTAGATCTACACCGCCCTGTTCCCACATGGATAGGTCTTCGTTGAATGCCATCTCGCCTGCTTCACCTATCAGCTTATCGCCAGCCTCTTTAGCCGTCTTAACCGTTTCGGCTATCTTCTGCTTCACCTCTTGCTTGTACGCGTACGTGTTTTCTGCAATCATGCGCCTGTATTCTGGAGTAGCGTTCAGCTTCTTCATGACTTCTGCGTGGATTTCTGCTGCGCTGTACCCGTTCTCACGCATTGACTTCGCCATGATTTCAGCGGTCTCGGTTAGTCGCTCTGTCTTTCTGACTCTTCGTGCGATATCCTGTAGTACCTCACGCTCCAGCTCCTGGTATAGACCAACTAAGTACTTATCGCCTAACAGTTCAATCTGTTCTTCAGATAGCATAGGCTAGTCCTCTAGGTCTGTGTTGTCGTCCTGCGTTGTTGTGCTTAAGTACTTGACTGCTTCCTCGTGTTCACAATTCAATCGTTTCATGATGTACTGAATTTTGAACTCCAATACATCTGGAAAACTCAGCGCATCGTTGCGCCAGCCATCTAGTTCTGTTGCCTTATCCGTCACGTAGCTATCGTCAAACTCTACTAGGATTTCTTCGTCTGTTGACCACTCCGATTCATCACTGAACGTATTATGGAACCAGATTAACGCGTGAACTAGGTCTGTGATGTAGTCGATTGACTCTACGCGTTGCTTGTTCAACTCTTGCATGGAGTCTTGACGTTGGCCTACGTATTCTGTGGCTGTCTTGATTTCACCACTTTCCAGTTGGTATTTCTTGGAGCCATATCCGAAAGACAGAGATAGAAGACTTAAGCACAGATTAAACACTTCCTTGATTTGTGCTGTTCTGATTTCTGGATTGTACTCATAGATGAGTTCCTTCTGTTCTGGCAACCTTTCACCTAGCAGGATAAAGAGTTTCTTCTGTTCTTGCGTTAGGTAACTATTGCCATTTTGGTCCTTCTGCATGCTTGCCATTATCTCGTTGATGAATAAAAGTTTCTGGCCCTTATCCAAGTCACCGAATAACACAGAATAGCACAGGTCGATTGTCTTCAAGAACGGAATAGCAGTGTAAAGTTTTGGATAGCCATAGCCCTGCATGCCATCGAAGTTATTAACTTCTGCCGTGCGCATGATTGCAAATGGCTTAACCTCGCCAAGCTGCAGCATTGTAGCCTTATCCGTCAGCTCGCTGTCAGCATTGAAGTAGTAAGACTCCGCTGTGTAATTGCCTTCTGTCTTTCTGAAGACTACAAGCGTTGTTAACTGTTCACCGTTTAAGTAGCCACTACCTAAGAACGCACAATCAATTATTTCATCATTCTCGACTCTAATCGGCACGATGCAGTTAGATGATACGTAGTTTATCTTAATGTCACCGCCTCGCACCTTACCATCGTCGTAGATTTCTGCACCTTCAAGTCTTACATATGCACCGACTGTACCAGTTGCAGCCAGTTCCTCAAGCTGCTTTCTGTACATCTTGCTGAACTTGTTAGTTCGTAAGAGTTCCAGCACTCCCTCGAACTTTGCTTCGCTTTCGCCAGCGTTAACTTCTACAATTTCGCAAAGGTTAGCATTGTCAGCACAAAGACGCTTTGCAAATCCTAGCTGTGCAACTTCTACATTTACACCGTTTAGGTTAGTGCGTTTGTGAAAACCATCCACATCGTTGTTTGAGTACCAGTCGTAGCAATTCTTAATTACGTTTGCTGCTCGCTGGTTATAGTTTATTCCTAGCTCTTTCAATTTTTGAAAGGCTGGTGATTGCAATGCTGCTTTATCCATCCGTTACCTCCTAAGGTCTATAAATTCTATGAAATCTAAAAAGGTATAACAGAATGCGTCATACCAGTCGTTACAGTTGTTTATGTTCTTGTCTTCTGGGATGTCTTTTTTCTTTTCATCCCACACTAGGCTACTTAAAGCCTTCAATACATCCGTGCATTCAGCACTGAACTTAAGCCGTCCAGAGGTCAGTAGCATGTCAACGAAACGCGGACGGTCCTTTATTTCGTTCTTTCTGCATCCCTTGATGTTTCTTGCGTTAAGCCCGTTCTTAATTGCTGCAGCTCGTAGGCTGTTAATCATCGTGGTTGAGGCGCTATCTGGGAATATCCAGTCAACTCGACCGTACTTCTCAATGGCCAGTTTGTAGAATGCAATAAACGCGTCACAGATTTCCTCACTGCCAATCGTTGACGTTAGCGGCAGGCCATATTCTTCAAGAACTTTGAACTCCTTATAGCCATTCATGTATCCAGTCAATACGAACGTGGTTTTAGATCCATTGCCACCGAAGTCTATACCCATGACGAGTTTGCTGAATGCCCACTCGCCTTCTGTGTAAATGTACTTGCTTGGCTCTTCTGCTAAGTAAGGGAATAACAATCCTTCCGCTAGCACCCATAGACCTTCAATATAGCGCTTGTAAAAGACACCAGAGTATTGATGTTCATAACGTAAACGTATACGCTCAGAAAGGCTCAAATTGTCCTTCATCGTGAAGTGCAAATATAGAACGTTCTTTTCTTTTGCCTTATCTATCCAGTTCTTCTTGAACCAGTGATCAGGGCCTTCTGGGTTGCAGTTGAACCAGAACTTTGAACCATCGACCGAACATCTTGCAGTAGCCTGATTTACAAATGATTCAGGCATCAGTCCGACTTCATCAAAAAAAGCACCTGCAGCTGTTATACCCTGTACTAGGTCCTGCGATGCTTCGTCTTTTCCTCCGAACACGTAGTAGTAATTAGTGATTCCACCTTTGCTAATCTCTAGCAAGTTTTCGCTTCGTTTATCTTCGTAGCTGTAACCTCTGCCCACTAGCATGCGTTTTAAAGGCCCTAGAACGTTACGTCTGAATGAGCCGATTGTTTTACCCGACATGATAAAGTTCTCGCCTGCAAACATCGTTTGCGCCCATATAATGAAGGACAGAGACATGCCGACTGTCTTTCCTGCTCTAATGGAACCATCGGCAATGATTCCGTCGTAGTCATTGACTGGTGATTCATCCATCCACCAGTTTAGAATCTGACGTTGCTTCCTACTGAAAGGTCTGAATTTAAACGTGCTAGCTTGTTTCATCCCAGTCGTCTTTTATAGTTCCCTTTAGTGCCTCTAGGAAGCCGTCATCCTGTATTGTTACGGTCTGTTGCTGCTCGATCTTATCGCGCCATTCTGCTGGCTTACGATTCTTCAGCCAAAAGATCTGTGCGGTTGTATCAGGTGCTACTTCTTTCGTTACACGTTTGACTTCTTCTCCGCGTTCATAGGTTACTTCGTCATACTTATAGCCCATTGCACGTTTGAACAAAGCATTTTCCACTTCACGGTCCACAATCTCTTTAGTCTTTTTTAATGTGTCCGCAATGTCCGAATATTTATTCTTCCACTCGCTCAGTGTACTTCTCGAGATTCCCATATTGTGGGCTATCTGTTCATCAGACAACCCGTCACGCGCCCAGCCTTGTAGCTTTATCAGCCCATCGCCTGTTAGCCAGTCTTTGTATTTACCTCGTGACACACCTGATCAACTCCTTTCTAATCGTCACACACATTGGAAACTATCAGCCGGAAAGCTAGTACATGGAAAGCTTAAACACAAAAGGAGTACTTATATGAATAGTTTTAGGGTGATTTCAAATGTTAAGCTGATAGTTTCGAATGTATGTACGAAAAAAACCACAAGCATTTCTGCTCATGGTTTTCGCCTACGCCCATTATAACATCAATTTTTAATAGACATGTCTTTATTTTATAAATTATACAAATCAAATTTATTATCACTCGAACATTGCTCATAATCATCGTATATTTCAGTTGCAAGTAGATGATTCGGATCCAATAACATAATCTCCGCCTTCTTTTTTTCTTTTTCAACCAGCAAGACAAATCTTAGTTTAGATTTAGTGTTAGAAATTTTACATTTTATAAGTTTTGTTTCATCATAGCAACAATTGTAACCATCTCTAAAAATCTTAATAAAGCGACTTCTTTTTTCATTTGTTGTTTTATTTGAATCATCCAAATAACCAATTTCAAATCCCAACTCATCTAATTTGCATTTGCATGGTGTTATATCTTCAATAAGCGTATAAATATCCACGTTTTCAGGATTTCTTCTACTATTTGATTTAACATAATTGTTGAATTTCTGTTCCTTAAAATCTATACTGTGATGTTTTTTGAAAACAACATCGTATTCTTCACCAGCCCCTAATGTACGACGTGACAATGCGTTTTCAACCGAAAGCGTATTATTCGTATGAAGCGAATAAGGCACATTCAATTGTGCCTTATTGTTTTCATTACTAGGTTTTTCCTTAAATTTTCTATTAGGAAATTGATACTTATGAGATTTTTTTACCATATTCTTCAATTATCTCCTCTGAAGGTATTTCAGAGCTATGATAAAAATCGTTTTTATCATAATGATTCTTCCAACATAAGTCTTCATGTGATAAATCAACCAAACTAAAATCACCAGTATTTAAAATCCTATCCAAATAATCTGCAAAGAAAAGTTCAACCGTCTCATTCATTTCTTTTCTAAATCTAATAGCTGCATTTGTATCAAAATGCTTTCCAACTTCAGTTTTAAAAAAATCATAAACTTGACGATCAACAGGCCCATAAGCCCACGCCTCAAAATTTGCATGAAATAAATTAGGTGATAAATTTTCGAATAGATACTCAGCTTCAGATTTTTTTGACATTTTTACAAACTTTGCCCAAAATGCGAATAAAAAATATAAAGCCTTTTGTAATTTTATAGGGGTAATTGGCTTGTTGTATTTTTGACAATGATAATATTTTAAATAATTCACTAATTCAGTCTTATCTAAAATATATTTCTCCATCCTTTCGTTTCCCATATGTTAGTCCTCCTAAGACAACCATATCATATCACATTCTTGAAAATCTGCTTAAAACAAGTTCAATTTGTTTATTTACGCTGTCCTTATTGCTACACATCTCTGCTGCCAACTCCCTTAAAGTTTTCTTGTACTTATAGCGTCGCTCGATTAACTGCGTATCGGCTTCGTTCAGCTTGTTTAGCTTCACCTGCACACGACTAATCAAGTATAGCAGGTCCTGCTTCTGCTTCATCAGCTCGTCCTGCTCCTGGAAGAGATCCAGCATGTTGAGATTGTTGTAAATCTTTGTTCCCTTCTGGTACTTTGCTTCTTCTGGGCTAACGATTCTAGGACTTCCAATTGATGTAAGCTGCGCATCAATCTCTGCAATGCGCTCGTTCACAGTCTCAAGCTGACGTCTGTACTCGTAGTGATTTCTTAATTCTCTGTCAATCACTTGTAGGTCTTCTCTGTATGGGTCTTCGTTGTTCATTCTTTATCCTCCTTCAGCCTCTTCTGTAGACTGTTTCGCTTTACTTGTAGCTCGCTTAATTGAATCACCGACTTACTAATTTCTTGGTCCTCAGACAAGCCGTAATGATGTTGTGCGACAAGCTGTGCTCTTCGCGATAAGAGTGCTAAATTGCTCAGTTCCAAATTTTCTTTGTTCTTATCCAAGAACGTTACTGTGTAGTCCTTCGGAATAGGGCCATTCGCTTCTTCCCAAATAAGTCTGTGTGTCAGCTTCCATTTGTTCGGCTCTGCCACTTTTGTTTGGAAGTAACCATCTGTAGTTTTGACGATTGTTCCTACTGGAAGATGGTTCTTAGGACAATGCCCTTTTTTAAATCTAGTCTTCTCGCTGTTTGGAATTCTGAAACTGTGATCGCCTTTATGTTTGTCAACTCTGCCCTTTTCAAATTGACCAGTTAAGCCACTAGAGACTTTATGATTTGACTTCCATGACTTAAATTGCTTGACTTGACGATGCTCCCCAAAGTGTTCGTTAAATTTATTTGTTAGTTCTACGTTTCCGGTCCCCTTAGCATTTTCATAGATCCACTGTTCTTGTTCGTCAGTGAACACTCTATTGCTTCTCATGTTTCTTGTTCTCTAGTAACATCTCTGGAATCTGTACACTATTGCATCTTCCATATTCCAGCTGTGTTTTAGTTGCCTCTAATGCTGTCTTTGCATTATTGACTAGTACGCTTCCTACCTTTGTGATTGCATCAGCTCTTGCTATCTCTTTTTCAAGTTCTTCCTGCGATAGATCCTCATCGCCTAGTCTTTCTAGCTCTGCGAAAAGGTGGTTGTTCAAATCCATTAGTGTATTTCTTGGCATTTCATTAGTCCTCCTAAAGTTTATTTCTTCTTTCCATGAATGCTTGTTCGATTAGACCTTTAACGGTCTCGACTGCTTTTATCTGTTCTTCGTATGGTTCCCTTCCATACATCTTTTTCTTTGCTCTTAGAAGTTTCAATTCTGTTTCTAAAAGTTTTCTAAGGTCTTCTATTGAAAAAATTGGTGTTTCGATAGCCTCAAATACGGTCATCATACTGCATTAGTTTCTCTACTATCCGCTTAAATTTCTGTTCCATAAGAAATAAATCAAAGCTGTTTATTTCTGTGTGTTGATTGTTTCTCATGGCTTTCTTTGTTGCTTCGATTTTCTCGTATAGCTCTCGACCTTGGTCTTTTAGTTTTTTAAGTTCTTTATATTGACTCATCTGTCTCCATCTCCTGCCGATCTAGCTAGGCTAGTTACAACGATTTCAAAGAAATAGCCCAGCACGAAACATACTGCTCCTGTTAAAAACATTATTCTTCACTCCAATCAGTTGTACTATGATCCACATATTCACCAAGCGCACTTGCAAGTTGAGACTTATCGTATTCAAGCCGAGTACGTACTTTTGCAAGAATATCTTTTTTTTCTTCTTCTTCGAGTGCAATAAAGGTCATTTTTCCTTTCAGTTCTAACTTACAAGTGTCATTTTCAACTGCTTCTACCTCATTGAGAGTAAGGTTTATCAACTCAATTTCATGTAGTATTTTTTTGATGCTTTTAATATTTTCGTTATCTAAGCTCATTTTTGTGTTCCCACACTTTCTTTATTTCTTCATCTGTTAGTGGCGTGTTATCTGCGTATTCGTTCCACCATTCCACTAATTCATCTTTTGTATCAACATCATGTGTAGCGATAATTACAGCGCAATCTAGCAATATTTCTCTTCTTGTTCTTTGCTTTCCAGCTATTGCTAGTGGTTGCTGCTTTTCTTCTAACATCTGCCCCCACATGTACTCAGGCATTGCTTTTGCCTTTGTTCTTAATTGTGCAGCTGTAGGAGGATAGTTTGAGTTACCACTCTTGAAGTAACTGTCTAACGCTCCTACTACTGAAATCTGATCAACATTTGCAAGTGTGACTACAAAAGAGTTAAAAATATCAATAATTTCTTTTTTTGTTTTTCTTGCGTAGTACTCTGGATATCTCAATCGCAGAGTTTTCAACAAATTTCTTACTTGTGATTTTTCCAATTTTCGAAAATCCTCCTAATATAGATAAAAGTTGCAACTTTCGCCAGCACACACTATTTATATTTCTTATATATGTATGCACTACTTATATATCTATATTTCTTATTATTCTTATACTTCTTTATATTCTT